ATCACTTCAAGGAGCATTCGCTTTTCTTCAAGATAGACCCGAGCGAACTCAGGGTCATGTTCCATGATAGACTTGCTGTTACTGATAAGGTCAGCAAGTTTGATTGTCTGTGCCTCAGCGGGTGCCTGTGCAGTATGCTCACGATCCATTGCCTTACGCTTTGCTCTGTTGCCATCTTCGGGCTTGCTTACATCAGTGAGCCAACCAACAAGAGTAGCAATGTCAATGCCAAACGCCATGTGAATGTCAGTGAACGTACATCCAGTGTCTTCCACAACATCATGAAGCCAAGCGGCTGCTACCATGTCAGGGGTACTGCCGGGCACATCGGCTACAATCTTTGCAACCTCTGCAGGGTGAACAATGTAGGGCTCACCGGTGTACTTGCGCTTTTGTTGAACTGCGGCGTGAGCAGCCATAGCATAGACTTGTGCCTTACGCACGATATCCATACCACTTTGATCCATAGTGAATCCTTCCATTTTACCGCTCCTTCAAACGCTTCATGATTGCAACGAACCAGTGCTCCTTCAGAACACGTTGGAACTCGACTTCGGGGTCATACTGACGACCAGTTTTTCTGCAAGTAACCAACATGTCTATCTCCTTTAATCAATCAATACATGTATTATATGCCCAAAACCATTTAACGTCAACCAAAAAAGGTAGTACTTTTTACTACACGAATTTCTGAGAACCCTTCATCTAGTGTGGGTACATCAAAGTTTTCAACCATGCTACGCATAACGAAATCAGGGATTGTCTTACCAGGACGTGAGTCCAATCGGCGAGACAATTCATGCTCGTCAGGTGTAGGGAACACAACCGCAATGTGTTCATAGTCAGGCAACATATTGAACTTGCGCTTGCGGCTCTTGATTGACACGCTAGTTTGATCCCAAATGATGTCCTTTCCTGCTTCTCGGGCACGAACAACCTTGTCTGCCATCAACTTGACAGCAGTGGGCATGTAATCGTCAAACACATCATTGTAAGTTGAACCCACTTCCTTTGCGTAATCCTCAACGAACTCATCCGTAGAAACAACTACAAAATCCTTAACCCAGTTTTGGTTCTTAATCCAAGTGCTCTTGCCTGCGCAAGGCACTCCGATCAGTTGATAACACTTTGCCATTCTTTACTCCTTAGTGGTGAGCACGAATCTCACCCTTCAATGCGTCAGCAACCATCATATCAAAATCGCTAACAACTCGCCCAGTAGCGTCAAACGCAACATCACGGGCACGATACTTTTCCATACCGGTTTTCGCGCCGTGAACGTGTCCATAGAAATGAACAGCACCTCGATGCATTTGGTCCCATTCATAGATAGGGTAGTGCATCATAATGACGATTTGACCGTCATGGTTGTAACGCAAGTACTGATGAACTTCCTTAAATTCTCTACGGAAGCTAGGGTCGTTCAACAATTTACGATCATGGTTACCCTCGATCAAAATCTTAGTACCGTTCAACCGACGCAAGATTTCTACTGCGTCCTTAGCAGGCAAGAATGCAAAGTCACCCAAGATGAATGTTTCATCTTCAGGCTTTACATCCTTGTTCCACTCAGCGATCATCTTTTCTCGCATATCTATTACATCAGTGAAGCCTACCCGTGTTACAGGACAGAACTTCATGATGTTTGCGTGACCGAAATGCAAGTCACTTGTAATCCACTTTTTCATTTTCTTTTTCCAATCTTGCTTACAACATCAGCCTTGCTTTGTTGTAGTTGACCCAAGAACCTGCGATAGACACGCAAGGAGGCAATGCTCATTGGGTCTTCCTTACCTTCAAGTTCCTGTATACGGTCTTGTAATTCCTTCTCTTTAGCACGATGACGTTCAACATCGGCTTTGAGACCTTTGGCATCTTGCCAGAAGAATCTAGTCATATCGTGCTCCTTTCTGTTTAAGACACTATTATATGCCCAAAATGATTTATTGTCAAATGAGTACTTTTATACTCGTTCCTTCTTCACACGACCGATTCGGCTAGCCTTGTTCCAGTCGTACACAACTCCGTCAGGAGTTTTACCATCTTCCACACTGTCAACACCAAACATGCCAACAATTTCAAATCCATCACCAACGATGGCAACAAATTCATTCAATGACTTAGCATAGTCCATTGCGGATGCTAAGTCTACAAATTCTAAATCTTTTACTTTAATCATACGTATCTTCTTTTTCAGGTGGCAACCAAATCTTCTTGTTGCCTAATTCATCATATTCAAACGGCACACCATTGATAGTGTGCGGTTCGTCTTCATCATAAGTCCAACCCAAGACTTTCATCATCTTGTGCTTGACCATCAAGTTAGGGCTACGAAACACTTCCGTGTCTTGGAATCCCATCATAACACCGATCTCACAAACAGCGCCACTACGACATACACCAGCGACACAGTGAACAATAACATCCATACGATTGTCGTAAGCATGTTGTAACAGTCTGACCAATTTCTCTGCTTGTTCGTCAGTGATTTTAAATTCTTCGCCCCACTTGTCATCACGCTCAAGGTCAAGAAACTCAAACTGGTGAACTTCTTTGAATTGATGTTTGGGTACAGGGAACTCCATAGCCGGATCCACAATTTGAATCAGCATAGAATTTTCACCCACACGCACATGATGCGCTTTAGGAATATCAGCAAGTGCTACGTTTTGAATCCACATTTTTATTCTCCAATGTTGTATTATACAATGTTTTGGTTTATTTGTCAACCATTAAATACTGTTATGCTACCTATAAGATATAAGCCCGAACACAATTACGTATTCACTGACCATGTCAAAGAAATTCCAAATGTGTTGGATGATTACCAAATAAACAGGCTACGACAGGCTCTATGGGATAATGCTGGATTACACCGTAGAGGTAGCAAAGACCCAGGTGTTACTGCTAGCTTTTACACTTGCCTGTTAGGACACTTGGGTGACGAATTGTATCCTATGTTGAATTACATTTGGGAAGAAAATAAAAACATAATCTTCATTGAACCGTATGAAATAAAATTATACGTAGAAGGTGATGTATTTAGTTGGCACCGAGACGGGTACGTAAACTTAGATGAAAATGTTAGTAGGACTATGAATTTAATTATTCAATTGTCCGACGAATCAGAATACGACGGCGGCGACTTGATAATAGGAAACCATCGATGTACTAGAAGCAAAGGTTCTGCTATTATTTTCCCTGCTATTCTTCCACATGAAGTCACTGCGATTACTCGTGGTGAACGTTATAGTCTGATAGGACATGGATGGAGCAGATATCAACATATAGGAATGTCCGGTCAACTCTCACCACAAGAGTCACCGGACCGGATATAACTATATCGTTTACGTATTTTTGTTATTATGGCAGTTGTTAGCGTTCAACTTCCCTAGATTGTTTCCGTACCCGTGAAATCAGGTCGTGAGGTCAAGTCCTAGCGCACCCGACTGCTTATGTGGACGCAGTCATTACCTCACACATCATAACGACTGTGTGACGCCGGGTTATACTATTTAGCTTACGCCAAATCGTAGCGTGACTTCATAACGGTCTTCAACATGATAGCTTCTGGTGTGAAGTCTTCCAAGTCGTTAGCCATTACGCTAGTTGCCAATGCTGGGCTGAAGCCTGACACAAGAGCGGTACCACTCTTGTCGAACTTGACGGGGGTGTTGCCATAGGCAGCATTCAAGTTCCAGAACACAATACGGGGTAGTGTGTAACCAGCTTCGCTGTACTTGCGAGTCATCATCTTGATGGCAGATTCATCCTTACCGTCAACAGCTCCGTCGAACTGCATATCGGAGAAGATTACAAGAGTACCAGGCATTTCTGCTTGAGGAACCTTGTTCTGCACCGCAGTCTTAAGGATCAGATCAAACGCCGCGTTCAAGTTGGTGTTAGCAACTTCGCCAGTGTTCATCTGGTCAATCTTTTGATTGATGTTACCCTTAAGGTTGACCAACTTAGGAGTACGACTGAATGTTAGGAAACAATCAGCGAACTTACCCTTGTTCTTGTCAGCAAAGTACAAGCCCAAAGATAGCGCAACATCTAGACAGGTCATGCCTGACTTAGAGTTGTAGCCACCTGCGGAGCAAGTCATTGAGCCGCTAGAGTCTACCATAGGTAGAACATCTGCGTCACCGATGTAGTTAGGCAATGCGTCCCATTGGGCTTGCAATGCGTCAAGTTCTGTCTTAGACATAGATTGACGGCTGTATCGGTTGATAGCGCCCTTCAATACATCGTAGGGGAATACTGCGCCGGCGTTAATCTTAACACCAGCTTCACCCTTAACCAACTTAGTTACATAGTCAGCATATGTTTGACCGTGACGACCAAACGCTTTCTTGTAACGAGCATGTGCCACTGAAGGAACATGGTTGTAGTTGATGTTATCCCAGTCACCGGAACACATTTGTGTTTCGACAACATTTGTCAAAGCAACAAGGCTCTTACGATATTGCTTAGGAGTCATACCGAAGAATTCACGGATTTCACGTGCTACTTCGCCCTTACGGGGAGTCCACTTAGCTGCCAAGCCGTTACGTGCGCGGAGCGCATCACCAAGCATAGTATATGCCTTGGCCTTGAGAGGCTGGGTCTTAAACACCAAGAGGTCATCGTAACGACCCAATTCAGGGACCTTTGCCATTAGACGCATAGCATCTTCTGGGTTAGTCTTTTCCAAGTGAACAAGAATGTCACGGAAAAGTTGACGTTCACCGCTACCGCCACGGGCATCACGTGCCCATTGAACGATACGGAGCGCCAGATCGGAGTTCTCTACATAAGCCGCAGTGAATGCCGGGACAATATTCTTGCCTCGACTAGCGCCAATGTTATAAAACAAGTCAACACATGCGTTAGCACTTGACTTGCGGGCCTTCATACCATTAGTGGTACGAGTTTCTTGATTCTTGATTGCTTCTGCGAATTGCATAGGTTCTCCTTTCTATGATTTTATGCAACAGGATGCGCTTTTTTACTATTATGAAAAGTAGTTAAAGTTGCTGAATGCATCCTAAAAAATAATTATAGCACACGTTTGATTAAATTTCAACTCCCTTTGGGCAGTTCTCTTAATTGTAGTGCTAAAAAGTAACAGGATCGTTGTTGACTGCTTTTTGAATAGGGCCATCACTC